CTGGTCCCATAATGCTTGCAGAAACAGCTTGAAATCGCCCTGTAAGGCGGTTAAAGTATCATTCATGTACGTTTGTGGATAGATTAGTTATTAAAGTTCTTGTAACCGATTTAAACCTTATCTATAGGTAAGAAATTAGTATCTAAGAAACCTTCTTTATTTCTTGTAGGTATTGGTGCAAAGAATGAATCTCTAGGGGTTTTATAAATAGTGCTTGGTTTTTGTTTGACAAGATCATCCATAAAGTTAGTATCAAGAGCAACACCACTTAAACCACTTCTATTATTAGCTTTTTTACTTGAATTTATAATCGATTTTACAACGTTTGTATTAGGATTAGATACTTTTGGAGTAATTACAGGTTGAGCTATTGGTGTTGTAGATTTACGTTCATAACCCTTATTTTCTCCTTTAATAAAGTTAGCTAAAGATGAATAATCTTTAACTTTAGTTATACCTCTTAAAAATGCGCCAGGTATACCTCTTTTCTTAAAGTTTGGTTTATAGCCTAGTTCTTTATCAATTGCTGCAACTGCTGGAGCTAAAGTGTTTTTAGCATAATCTATTAGTTGTTGATTGGTATAACCTTTAAAAGATCTTTTAGCATCAATATCTAACAACCTTCCTAATTCATGGGCTTTAGTATGTACCTTACTAACTTTTGGTGCTGCGGTATTATCTGGAGGATATGATCTTAAATTAGCTAATGCATGTCCGCCTGATAACCCATATTTTTTTTCAAGGATTCTTAAAAAGTTTTTTCCTTGTTGGCTAGGTCCATCATTTTCTTTCCATTTAGGATTTAGATTTAGCTCAAATTGCTTTAGCATTTTAGCCATAATCCCTCTATGGACAGCATGGTGTACTGGACCACCTTCAGGATTTACTTTTCCATAAGCTTTAAATTGAACTGGGTCTAACGTTGTATTTTGAACATCTAAATCAGTAGCTCCACCTCTAGTAGCATTTCTTCTAGTAATACTCATAAATTGAATATTATTTGCACTACCTTTAATTCTAAAAGGTTCACCACGATGATCTTTTGTAGGCATAGACCCAATAATCTTTCGATCATTGTTGACCATATCCTCACGCCAGAAAGCATTACCAAACTTTTTAGAAAGTTTATTTTGTAAAGCTTCCCATTGATTTCCCTGTTTTTTTAAACCAGCAAATTCTTTTGGATTATCTTTAATCCATTCTTTATATTTATTTGTATATTCTGTTCTATTAAGTGTTGTGTTACCGTTTTCGTCAATAAATTTAGACATTAAAAAAGCACCCTTGCGGGTGCGGATATATTTCGTAAGTGGATAAGTTATGCAGCGATGTGGTCGCTTATCGTTTGTTCTCTAATTGGTCGATGTCCAAATTTTGCTCTCATCCAGGAGAGCCAGTTTCTACTACCTTTGTCTTGGTTACACTTTCGACAGGCACATACAACATTAGTCGTAAGGTTTTGCCCACCTCGACTGCGAGGTTTGACGTGATCGAGTGTAAGTTCTTTAAATTCATAAGTTTCTCCGCAATAAACACATGTACATTTGAAGTGCTCTTTAACGGCTCTTCTCCAGAGCCTTTTAGAATCTGAACTTGTCATGGTTATTAAATTGTGTAAGTAATGTTTTGGACTAGGTAGTAGAGGGGTCATTTACGTATCTTGAGTCTGCTTTTTCTATTAATCGATGGCTTTTGGAGTCGTCCTTTGGTCGTACTCCCCTTATAGTGAGCAGCGTCTTTCCCGTCACCATTTCCGTAAGTACCAAGTTTCCGATTAAGTTTGTTTGCGTTGACACGTATCTTTAATCCCTTTTTAGTTTTGTTGTATTTCTTTTGTTGGGACTTATAGTTCCCGTTGGCATATTTAGCTCCGTCTGCCATACATTCGCTCCTTTACTAATTCGGGATCGATGGTTGGCATAACTCTTGCCAATTTTTCTAATGGGTTGCCATCATATGCAACACCTGAAATATCGTTTGATTTCAGCCAATCACAGGCTGCTTTTAAATCTTGAGTTGTAGCGTCTCCGCTTTTTACTCTGTCTAAAAATTCTTTAGTGACTAACTGGTGGAGTTCATTAAATTGCTCTTCAGTTGCCTTTTTTGTCATTTTTCATAAAAAATGCCCCTCCAGAATCGTCTGTAAGGGGCTTGTAATTTTGTTTGGGTATATATGTAACCCTAGTTTTTAGACTCCTAAGCCTTTTTTAACTATTGCTAGTGCTTTATCATCTAGTTCGTTATCTGATTGCTCAACTAACTTCTGTAGTAGGTCAATAACGAATGTTTTAAATTTTGGACTTCTTAATGCAGAAAGTACGAATGGTCTTGCTAGTGCTAACATTATTCTTCTTTGATGGGTTGTAATTTTATAGGAACTACGTCAGAACATAAATGTGCTACACGAGTATCCTTACGAAAGGTGAATCCTTTACGCATTAGTTCGGCACATTTCAGTGCACGAGTAATTTCTTGAGCGAGTCTCATATCCTGTTCATGTAACGCAGCTATGCGTTGACATTGTTCAGTTAGTTCTCGATTTAAAGGAACTGAGAAGTTTATTTGAAACCCCCAGTTCTCAGTTATGACATAGCCGTCTTCAGTTTGTGGTTCCGTATCATTACCCATATAAAAAGGGCTGAAAGTCATAGTGCTTCCATTACAGGAGTTCCCCGGAGCAAATTGTTGTCTCGATGGAGCACCATTGTTCTGAAATTGAACGGCTTGATTAGTTACATTTCCTGTAGCTGCTGCCACAGGATTTGAACTATTAGTTGTATCTCCTCCTCCTTCTCCTTCAGCAAATACTGGACTGCCTATTGTGAGAAGACAGAGAGCGAAGTAGTTGTAGAGTTTATTGTGTAATCTGTTGTGGTATCCCATTGTTCAACTAGCCCTGCGGCTCTTGTTGTTGTTTCTAATGTCCACGGTAGTGTTGTATCAGTAACTGTGAATACTGCATCTCCACCAGCTATCCCTGCACTTGCAGAAGATGTGATATTTGAACCACTCCATGTATTTACTTCGGCTCCGAAAACTTGACGTTGTTCTACCGCAGTTATTGATTGAGTTGTAGTGGTCGTGGAGTTCATTGACCCTGTAGTAAATTGTGGGGTCACTGTGTTGGCTCTAACTATGCTGGGTGATAACAGAGCTAAAAGCAGAATTAATTTTTTCATGCTTTTGTTGTTGGTTTTTTTGCCATAGGGCAATTTGTTGGTGTCTTACCATTACCGTTTTTACCAGTAGTAAGACCAAAGGTTGCGAGTGCTCCAGTAAAGACTGAAGCTACAAAAGTTATATCGCTATTACCTGATTTTTTAACCATTGGAATTTCAACGTAGTTCATCGTAATGATGAAACCAGACCAGACAACAACGCCTAGTCTGACTACAGTACCCAGAAATTCAATTTGATGTTCTTTGTCTTCAGCAATATCTTTTACTTTTCCAAAGAATCCTTTTTCTTTTTGTTCTTTTTCTGTTCCTTCCATTTATTTATTTTGCCTAGCATTAATTTTTGAATTTGCTTTTTAATAGTGTCAAAAAAAGGTTGAGCTAAAGTTGTTACCGCTACAGCAGAAACAGCCGCATAAGTTGCAGTTGTAACTACTGCTGTAGTAGGTAAAGGTAAATCTATATCTACAACCGGCAATTTAATACTTGGTGGAACCGGCGGTTTTACTTCTTCTTTCTTTTCAGAAGTTGTTCCTTTTGGTTCCTCGATTGCATCCAAATCACTTGGAGGTACAACCATAGGAACATAAGAAGGAACATCTGCTGTAGGTAAAGGTATAGATATTGTTTTTATTGGTATTGAATCAGGAAGAACTATCTGTGGTATTTCCAACTGGTTCTTCCTCTACATTTTCGACAGAAGCAAATTCCTGGATTTGACGTTCTACTTCAATCATAGCTCCAGTAATTTGATCAAAAGATCTAGAAAGTTGCATACGTTCTAGATTCAATTGTTGTAATCTTTCTTGTAATTGTTCCATGGGTGTTTAATTAATTTATTCGTAGATTTTCTTACCAGCTACCACTGCTGCATCAATTGCAGTAAATGATTCTGATGTCCAGATAGATGTTGTTTCATCTACCTTTTTATAAGCTTTGATAATTTCAAGATGCTCTACATTACGTTTGATTTTGTCTTTGTATTCATCTGTTGTTTCATCGTCAGTTTTAGCGATACCTATTACAGTAACGCTATCACCAGCAGCAGCAAAGATCGCTGCGATTTCATCAGTAGTTCTTTCTTCCATTGTTTTAAAAAAATAATTTGTTTAATTGTTTACGCAGCTTCGAGGGCTGTGACTTTTGTTGATAATTCTTGTACTGCTTTTACTAATGGCATAATAAACATTTCGTAAGAAACACTTTGTAAACCATCTGGTTCTTGACTCCAGCCATTAAAATCTGTGATGCTGTGCTTATCTAATGCAGCTTTAACTTCCTGTGCAATAAATCCATACATTTTTTCTTTATAACTACTGTCATCTATCCATTTGTATGTAACTGTTCTTAAATCATTTATGAAGTCTAAACCGCAATCTTCATTTGTAAGAATGTCTTTTTTTAGCGAAACATCAGATGATCTTGACCAAGTAGCATTTGAGGTGAAAATATTTTGAACAACATTTGATGGTTTACCAAAACGGAAGGTATCGTTTGTACCTGCACTAATACCCTGACCAATAACATATCTGTGATCACCACTACCATCAGTCGTATCAGTATTATGTCCTATCATTATATTGGAATAACCTGTAGTAACGGCATCTCCAGCTAGTGATCCAACAAAAGTATTTTGATAACCAGATGAAACATCTGAACCAGCACTTTTTCCAACAGCAGTATTATCATTAGGTGTTCCAGATCCAGTGTCAACTTGTGCACCTAAAGCATGTTGACCAATTGCTGTGCAATTAATTGCTGTATTATTAGCATCTAATGAATAAGCACCTACAGCTACGTTATTAGCTCCAGTTGTATTTGATCCTAAAGAGTTTTGTCCTACTGCCGTATTATCCATTGCTGTAGTATTGTTCGATAAAGCTGCTCTTCCCAAGGCAGTATTAGAAGCCCCAGTTGTATTATTTACTAAGGCAGCATAACCAAAAGCAGAGTTGTTAGAAGCAGTTGTGTTTGCTGCTAATGCATCTTTACCAACAGCAGTGTTATTTGATGCTGTTGTATTATTAGTTAAGGCAGCGGAACCTACAGCTACGTTATTAGCTCCAGTTGTGTTGGCATCTAACGTGTTATATCCAAAAGCTGAATTATTATTAGCTGTAGTATTAAGAACTAAAGAACCAGCACCAACGGCTGTGTTCTGTATTCCAGTTGTGTTTACTTGTAATGCATCATGACCAACAGCCGTATTACTACTAGCAGTTGTATTGTCTCTTAAAGCATCTTTTCCTACAGCAGTATTATGATTTCCTTCAGTATTAGCACCTAAAGCATCTCTACCTAAAGCACTGTTATTACCTCCACTTATATTAGCATCTAAGGCATTAGCTCCAACAGCTACGTTTGCTATTCCAGTTGTGTTTACCTTTAAAGCATCAAGACCTACGGCTGTGTTGTTACTTGCTGTAGTATTAGACATTAAAGCGTTTTTACCACAAGCAGT